GACCGAGCTTACAAGAACGCTCAAGGAAGAATTGCACAAAGACACAACAGACTAAGGCGCAGAGGTACAACACCCTCAGGAAGATATAGAGGTTAAAACTCTCGGAGGATATTTTAACCGGTATCCTCTAGGAGCTTTACGCTCAAGAAATAAGGGAGGCATAAAATGCAAGATAAAAACAAAGAGCAACAATTGAAAGAAATTGAGGCACTTTTAAATATTGATTCGCACTCAGTATTTAAAGGAGAATTTGTAAAAAAGGAGGAGGAATAAAAATGAATAAAGTACAAACAAAAGAGAGAGAAGCAATCGAACAGCTCGCTAATTGGTCTTTGAATTTTGAAGACCATAACAACCCATTTAATCTATTTTTAGATTTAATAGGTTATAGCGAGTCTCAATATGGTGAGCTAATAACGGAGGGTACTTCTTTTATGGGATATAAGGAATATGTTTTATTAGCTGACGCTTTAAAACTATTCGAGAATAACGGATATGAAACAATTTATAAAATGATTGTAGAATTTATAGAAACTAACTAACCTCCCTGTTAGTACGGAGAGAAGCCCCTCGAAAGAGGGGTTTTTCTTTTACCCCTAGTAGCTCAATAGAGACGATTTAAGCCGCCCGCCTCTATTCTGGTACTGTCTACCCTATTTACACAATCAAGACCATACAGGGCATTTTAGAGCATACAATATATAGTATGCCTTGCGCCTAAGATGCGACTAAGAATCTAGGTCAAATGTTTCAGAGATTGCAAGTGAATTTTAAATTAATAATTTTTTTGTCATAGCTTTCATTTATAATCTGTTAACGTGGTTTACAAGATGTCAAAAGGAGGCACAATGAAATTATATAAAGTAAAGTACACGCAAGAAAGTGAGGCTTGGGTGTCTGCTGATAGCGAAAGCGAAGCAGTTGAATATATCACAGAGCTAACGCAAAATGGCGGAGGCGATAAGATGAGCTGGGTTAGGCTTAACGAGTGTGGCTGGGAGTTTGAGCAGGACTACGGAGAGTTAGAAGAACTAACAGAAGAAGAAATGGAAGAGGACTTCTACACACACAAGACCGAAGACGGCTCTATGTGGAGCGAGGACGGCTCAAGATTATATTGGGGAGACGAATAATGAGCAAGGTATCAATAGAGGTAGCAATAACTAAGACTTATGTCATAGAGGGATTGCAACGCAACGAAGTATATGACTTAGTCAATGACGAACACACTCAATATATGTACCTACAAGATATAAAAGCAGGTAATTTAGAAGACCAATTTATTGAGCAGGACATACAAATAGTAAGCACAATGGAGGAGGAATAATGACACACGAAGAAATGGTAGCTGAATTAATAAGCAGATACCCACATAGAGAAGAGGACCTTAAACGACTTGATGAACTCTTAGTTTATAAAGATGATGAGGGTGTTTATGGTTTTGAGTTTGATACTTGTTTAATCAATGAAATATATATCACAGTTGCTGAGTATGATTTTCATACTTGTGATGATGATAGATTAGAAAATGATTATTTATTAGAAGAATCAACATTTGTAAACGAGGAGGAATAATGAAAACATTTGATGAGTGGTTAGCTGATTGCCCAATACCATTTACACAAACAAGAGATGATGGAGATACTATGACATTTATTTTTGAAGTAAGAAAGTTAGAGGAGGAGTAATGTCTAAAGCAATGTGCAAAACGTGTCATAGGGTAGATGTAGAATTACTAAACCCTATGACTAATCACAGAGGTAATATGTGTAAAAATTGTTTTGATAAATTGCTTGGCTTCTTTAAATTAAAATTGTTAAGTGATTACCCAAAACACTCTGAAGATAAATTTAAGGTTGAGTGTAGCAAAGGACATAAAGTATATACTTGCAGAGCATACTTAAGAAATAATAAAAGAGAACAACAGGGAGCTTGTAGTAGATGTGCAATAGCAAAACAATCTCACAACAAAAATTATGCTTGGATATATTTTGCAAAAGATAAACATAATTACAAGATAGGTTTTACTACAAATCTAAAACATAGGACCAGAGATTTAAAAACAAACAGAATAAATATTATTGAACATAAAATTTACAATGACGTATCGAAAGCAGACAAACTAGAAATACAGATACATAATTACTTAGACGAACTTAAAGTTAGACCAAATAATCCTAGATACATAAGTTGCGGTGGTCATACAGAGCTTATATCGAGAAGAAAAATACATACAAAGTTTAAGAATCAAGACATTAATTTAGATTGGTTTTTACAAAATACAAAGGAGGCATAATGGAAAACGAAATGGACACATTAACAACAGATGAGAAGATGTTGATAATGCTTCTCAGAACAGAGAAGATAGATACCCAAAGGGCGTTTGTAATAATTGCAAAGTTCTTTGAGTTAGAGAGGGAAGACAAATGACGGAAGAAGAATTGTTTAAATATCTAGAACAAGAGTTGTTAGAAGACGAACTGTTCTTAGCTAGAATCTTTGGAGTATTGGAGGAGTAAAGTATATTTATAAATTAGATATACTTATGTCAAACCAATAGACTATACTAAGATTATGGCTAATATTTTAGATGTGCCGAAGCAGGTTTCTGTCATAGCCGTTTTATATAATGGTAATGTATTAATCTGCAACTCTACAAAACAAGCAGTTGTTTACTGTGAGAAGATGAGGTTAAGAATAACCAATACTTTTACAGAGGGAGCAACCTATTTTATAGAGGCACAAAGAGAAGACTCTAGTTTATAAAGCTAGATTAAGTTAATACAAAAGGAGCATAAATGTTTGATGATGATATGGATATGTTGTTAGAACAATCACAAGAATCCATAAACAAAACAGTAGAACAAAAAGAATTAGATATTTATTTAGAAGGATTACAAGAATCTATAAACGAAATAAATAAACTAAAAGAAGCATTAGATAATTTTATACCTATACGAAACGATTTTATTCGTAGTTTGTACAGCAGACACTCGTATAGTGCTATGAAACTAAGCGATATGACGGGATTATCACGCCAAATGGTGCATAATTTGGTCAAAGAGGAGGCAAACAATGGCTAAGTTTAACTTAGATGAATATGAATTAGTTGAAGACCGCCTTAAAAAATTCTGGAAAGACAATCCAGAAGGACGAGTTAATACAGATGTAGTTAATTCAAGTGCAGACGGAACTATGGTAATAGTAAAAGCTGAACTATTTATTAACAAAGATGACACTACACCTGTATCAAGTGGGTTAGCACAAGAGACCAAAGGGCTTGGTGGATTTGCTAATAACGAAGCGTGGTTAGAGAACGCAGAGAGCTCAGCTTTGGGTAGAGCTTTAGCTAATTGGAAGTATCAGGGTAGAAAAAAACCAAGACCTACAAAAGAAGAAATGAAAAAGGTTAAGGTTGAATCTAAACCAATACACAAACCAACAAAACAAGAGCAAAAGAAGATGGAAGATATTGCAGATTCTGTTCTATCAGTACCATCTAACAATGCAGAGGAACTGAACGAAATATTATTAGGTATGGAGCCTGATGATAGATTTAGAAAACAGTTTAAGAAAGAAGCATACGATAAAGTTGTAGCTAGTGGTTTTGATAAGGACGTAAACGTCTGGTCAGAGACACAAGTCAAAGACTTTATACAGGAGTTTGCTGATATTAAAAATGATATAAGTGGTTTAGTCACAGAAATAGGAGGAGATATGGCTGATATACCTAGCGGAGATTGGGAGAAAGACGCACCTAGCGAGAAGCAGTTAAAGATATTTAACGATTGTATTGCAAAGGCAACTGATGAAGGAGATACAGAGCTTGTTAAAAAAGCAAAAGATTTTCTTATTGGCGGCAAAGCAAACAAGAGCAACATCTTTGATTGGGTTGATACAAGTACTTGGTCTCTTAAAGACGGCTCATAACAATGGACCTGGAGCCTATTGGCGAGTCATTTAATGTCAAGAGATTAAAGGACAAGTTAAAAAAGAGGTATCCAAACCATAACTTTGATGTACCTGCCGAGCCTGATACACAATGCAAGGCTCCTTACCTGTGTAATAAAAGCGATAAGATTACTTATACGGACACGGAAGGGAACTTGTATTGTGGTCTAAGGTTTAAACAATCTGACAAAGATGACCCATACAAATGGCAATGGGAGACCTGCCACGCATTGATAAGAAAAGTAAACATAAGCAGTAAGTATGAAGAATTACAGGACGATATATTTTGAAATGTAAGAGTTGTAATGCAAGTGAGTATAATTTATACGGAGAACCGAATCACATTGCGAACGGCTACTGCAAAGATTGTAGGAGAGTGATAGATGTTAACACAAACAGAAGTTATAGATAGATGGAACAACATACATTTATTTAATGAACCATTGATTGAAGTAGAGGACAATCCTTTTTCTACTTATGACGCACAGAGTAGCGAGTACATAGTAGAGATTAAATCAAGGGATAAGTTGTATGATTCCTGGATAATAGAGAAGTACAAGTTTGATATAAATTTAGAGGACGCTGCAAGAACAGGCAGAGACTTTATATATATAACAGAGTACAGAAGGAAGTTGTTGGTTTGGAATATAAACGATTTAGTTGCTGTTGATTATGCTTTTAATTGGCACAAGAGATGGCTTCCAAAAACAACAGACTTTGATAACAAAGAAAAAGTAATAAAAGAAGTAGGGTACCTACTTACTAGCTATGCTAGAGAATATTAAGGAGAACAAATGATTGATGTAATGGTAAGCAAAGCAACAACAGGTATGTTGATTGCAGAATTGTTAGGAAGAAAAGATGATAAAGAGCAACCATTATTTATGGGCAAAAGCATAATGTTATCTAATGGGCAACTGCAACTATTAGCAATACTACCTAATGTACAAGTGCTTACAACAGTAGAACAAGAAGAAGAATAACTAAACGATTTTGTAGTTATCCCATCCTTCTTTACTTATAGTAAAGCATAGGACACCAGGCTTACTCCACATACCTGTACGTGCTGTAAAGTCTGTGCTTGCGTCTATGGATGGGCATTGCATCCAAGTTCTATTGCCTTGTTGCATAAGTCTTGGGTGATGAAAGTGTCCGGTAATTAAAATATCTGCTTCTCCTGGTGGTAAGTGACCAAACATTTGACCTTGCCACCATTTCATTATCTTACCTTCAGGACCCGAACCGCCTGCGTGCATATGTCCGTGGCTGAAAGCCAATGTCAAATTTTTAATGGTTAGTGTGTGATGAAATCCCTCTGGTATTGATACGCTTACCTTCTTGTATCTAGGATTCTGTGCCATAATCTCACCGCATATTTCTATGTGCATAGTGTCAGAGTTGTCTAATCTGTTAGTCACTACCTGACCTTTGCTACTACGAGACATTTCTCCGTGGTTCGCAGGAACTCCAGAGAGTACAATCTTGTTTGCATAGGGTAAAAATGTCTCAACAGTCTTCATAATTAGTTTTCTTGCTAGGTGATACTGTTGTTGTAGTGTAAGTGATATATTAAATGGCTGCGAGTCATAAAATCCGTAGCAACCTTCTGTTAAATCGCCCATAGATAGCAAATAAATTTCGTCTACGCCACCTAGTGCCTTAACCTGCTCTACTCCTCTTTGAAGGGCTAAATCGTAGCGTTTAAGGGTATTTTCTACTCCGTAGTCATCTTTACCTAGCTGCCAGTCACTCATACACCATATAAATGCCTGTTTGCTAGTAATCTTTTTCTTTTTTAATGGTTTTTTCTTTGATACATCTTTTAATAACACATCAAACCACTCATCACGAGCAGGATGTTTACGTCTTACAATACCTTTAAAGGCGTAGAACGTTTCAACTCTACCACCTTTCATTTGGGTCATCCAGGAACTAGCTTTTACCTTCCCATCTATTTCATAGTGCTCAGGATTGAAACCCCACTCTTTGAGAATAGAATCAAACTTATTCCTGTAATCAGGGTCAGTTCCTACGTGTGTTATTTCGCCAAGACCGGATTGCTCATCAATCTCTGCTGATGGTTGCCATCCAGAACGAAAGTAATTATTACCTAAGTCTTTTTTCTTTGTCATATGCAGCCCTTCTGCTTGTTAATCCATTATACAAGAAGGATATGACGTTTTCAGCTACTTAGTTATTTGTTTTTTAGCATATGTCTTGATAACTGCTAGTGCAGCACCACCGCCAGCTAATGCAGCTAGCTGAAGTGTTTCTGCCTCAACACCAACCAATGGAGCAACAGTTAAAGCCCCAATAAAGGCTTCAATGAAGGTCCATCCAGTTCTCTCAAGCATATCTTTGAGGTCTTCGCTCATTCTATACTCCCACGAATCAGACCAAGGTGTCCACCATACATCTTTCTTAAATGTACCATCCTGGTTTCTTGCTCTTTTAAATCTTTCAAACATTATCTAATTATCCTACCTCTCAACATAGCTTGTGTCTGTATGACATTACCATTAATCTCTTGCAATTTCTCCATAACATCTTTAGCAACACCTATGTCTGTACTAGAGGCTTCCTCTAAA